GGTTCACAACAATTTTAATACCATTGGATCCAATTCTAAACAATCTAACATGAGCAACACCATCATCATCAAGATAATGTAATTCATCACTACCAGCTACATAGAATCCAGTGCTTCTAAATGATTCTTCTGGTTGTCCAGAGCTCCAAATCGGATTAATTAAATTTAGTATATATTGAGCAGAAGTATTATATCGAACATTTAATTCTCTACGTAACAATACAGTAGTAATATTGTTTGTTATCGCTTGATCAGAATTATCAATTAACTTGCTTAGTTTTGAATATCTAAATACGCCATCAAAGCGACTCAAGTCATTTGCATTATAAGCATTGATAGTATTAGTAACACCAGCTGCGATTTCTGACGCTGTCTTAGCAGTAGCTTGCTCATTATAATAAACCGTAACATCTAATGCGATATTGATAAATTCTGGATCAACAATAATCGGCTGAACCGAAACTACATTTCGTTGATCTAAGATTGTTGCAATTAATGCTGACTTTTGAGTTGTTGTTAATTTGTCTGCATCTTTTGGTTTTATGCAAATATAAACCTTACCATAAACTGGAGGATTATTATCCTCACCGCCCCAACAAGTTACTGAAGCAGCATCAGAGAACTGAGAGTAAACAATTGCTTTATAATCATCTGGAGTAACTGCTCTATTCTGAGAAGCGTACATTCTTGGAGCATTAAATCGAATTGAATCAATATCTTCTGCAGCAGCACCATTGGCAGCAATACCAGTTGTAGTGATAGAGATTCCTGCGCCAGAAATTAATGTTCCACCACCATATGTAAATTGACGTGCTTTATTTGGAGCATCTAAACTAGAAACGAAATAATTTAAGTGAACAATATTACCAGCATCTAATGCCATGCCAAGATTACCGTCACCGAATGTTAATTCATATAAACCTTCATCAATCTCTTTAACCCAAAAACACTTTGTTGTAGAATCAACACCAATTAGAGTTTCAGCTTTAGTAAATGTAGTATATACTGATGATGAAGCAGAGTCTTGAATTCTTACTGTTAGTGTATTTAAATCAATAGCTGAGTTTGGAATAATATAACGAGTATTAGTTCCAACATTAATATTAAATGTTAGTGGAGTACCTTCAGTAATTACCAAATTACTAAATGTAAATACACCAGTAGAACTTGTGGCAACAACTGAACCAGTAGTATAGAATGTATAAGATGCACCATCAATTGTAGTAGTGAAAGGTGTATATGCTGGTAATGTTAACGTAGTTGCGCCAGATCCAGGAGCGGAAACTGTAAGAGTAATAGTTGCTTTGGCGCAAGTAGCAGATCTTGGTGAGTAACCAAGCATTTTAGAAAGAGAAACTACACTGTTACGTTTTCTTGCGGAATCAAGGAACATCTCATTGATGGCAAGGTTATTGTAAAGAGCATTATAGTGAGTATTGTAAGCCAAAACGTCTAACAGAACAGACATAGCGGAACCTTCAAAATCGTAATCTTGAAATTCAGATTGCCCACTTAGGAATGTTTTTAAGTTTTTCTTAATGTCATCAAAATCTAGTGTTGTGACATTAATCTTTTTATTTGAAGTTGCCATTTATCGTGTTCTCTGTAGCGTTAAATCTAGCGTGATTGGAGCAGTCGTATTTAATATTGTAAATTCAATAGTAACATTAATAGTCTGATCATCTTGGGCTACGACGCAAATTATATCAATAATGTTTACTCTTGGCTCAAAAGAGGTAATAACATCCTGTATTGTTCTTTTTAACATGGCACCAAGCATTGGAGATGCTGGTTCAAATAGAAGTTTTCTAATTGGGCTACCGATCTCGCTATGAAATGGTCGCTCATAGTTACCAGTTAAAATCAAATTCTTCAAAGCATTCTTTACAGCATCCTCATCATAACGACGAGTAACATCTAGCGTCACGGGATTTTTCGTGAAATTTAGATCTAAATCCGAGAATGTTCTTGTATTATTTGCCATATTCTTATTTAGGTTATTCTACCGAGGTCTTTGCATTTCCTTGAGCAACTTGGTCGCCATCAGCGATTGGGTCATTAACTCTAGCTGCTGCTTTACCCTCAAAGAAGGTTTTAGATGCACCAGAGGTTATTTGTCTCTGAGTAGTTTGGTGAGTTTGGTTGCCAACTGCATGGGCATCAAACTGATCACCTACTGTTCCTATTAGTAGACCACCAACAAAACTCTTAGTGCATTGGACTTTAGTATTTAGACCAGTAGCAGGACCATCTAGACCCTTACTCAGCGCACCTTTATATGTTAATGCGGTCATCCCTTTACCACTGATCCTGGAGGAGTAATAGAATCAAGTAGAGCAAAACTACCTCTTGTATGAGTCTTATCATTAAGCATAGTAAACGCCATCTTTCTTTGAGAAACTCCGTATCCTAAGTGAACCCAAACTTGACCTGGGAAACGATATTCTAATATACACTGATCGTAAGGTAGAATTTTTTCAAGAGCAACTGCCAATTCATGTGTTTCTCGTAGAGACTTTGATAGCAACGCAATATCAACAGCAAACCCTTTACAATGAGATGAATTTGGAGATTCAGTTTTTATAACACCTTTTAAACGATACCCTGATGAAATTTTCCATTGTTTATTCAATCCACTAATACCACCTGGAAGAACTGCCAATGCTGGCTCAAGTATATTCTGGGCAGTTTGAGCAAGGTTACATACAATTTCTTGAACCGTATATAATCTTATTTTACCATCAGGACCAGTTAATTGTTGATCAACTAATTTATGCTGACCATTTAAACCACCAGCCATTAACATACCCAAAGTAAAGTTTTTGGACATTCTATAGTCATCAGTAAAGTTTGTAGTAGCGTAGATAATTTTGCAATCTGTTGGTACTGGAGCAGTAGAATTTCCTGCAGCTGGCGCTGGCGTTTCTGCATTTACTGGTGGTGGTGGATTAGCAACTCCGCTTTCTCTTGACTGTTGGGCTGACTGTGCTCTACCTTCAGGTGTTGCATAATCTTCAGGTGTTTCAGCTGCAGCACCATCTGCCACTCTACGATCAGGTGGAATTAATTGCGGTACTGTTGGATTCAACGGATCTCCCGCAGGTGGAGGAGTTAATTCAATATTAGCCAAATCTGTTGCGCCAGCAGCACCATTACCAAATTGACCTTGTGAGTAATCCATTTTAGTGGCACCACCAGAAAGATAGTTTGCTTCTCCCACTGCTTCAATATTTGTTGTATTACCCTTAATACCTAAAGCACCTACAGCTTGAACATCATAGTCCGCTTGTGCTTTTGCAGTAATATTTGCAGCGTCAATTTTAAAATCTCCCGCAGCTTTAATAAAGAAATTTCCACCAACAGCCATGGTAACTTCATTGGCAACTCCAATATCTAAATTGTTACCAACCTTTAGAGTTGCATTTTGAGAAACTTCAATATTCGCATCTGATCGACAAAAGATGTTAGTATTACCATCAACTGTTAGGTTACACTCACCACCAACCCAAACAAAACCATTACGCTCAGTAATCATAAAGTTATCACCAACAATATAATTAGTCTGGGTACCCATTGGGTCTACTTCATGATATGTTCCTGCTCTATGATAAGTGTGGATACGCTCATATCCAGGTGTATCATCAAACTCTTGAATGTGACCTGACTCTGTTTCCATTACTTTATTGTATGGATATTGCGCACCGTATGCTGGTAGATTTTGATCCCAACTACCTTGTCCTATTGCTTTTGGAACACCCTTTTGAATAGATGCATCTTTTTTAGCAACAATAGTACCATCAACAATACCACGTGCTAAACGATTTGTATCTGGCTCACCAATATAATCTTTTAGAGGATACTTATTATTTGGATCACGGAAACCAGTATTATCAGTACCATTAGCAATAGCTGCTTCTGATGGTCCAGGTGTTGGGTCGCTTCCATCTTTTGGTGGCTCAACTGCGGGAGGGTTTGCATCTTTCTCTACCGCAGCGGAAGTAGGATCTCCATAGAAATATTCATAAAATTTTAATTTTCTTGCTGCGATGTCTGGTGAATTAACACCAACTGCTTTTTTGGCTGCTAAGAAATAATCAGGATGAGCAGTTGGACTTACTCCTTTTGGCACTCTATCTTTAATATAAAGCGCAGCTACCATTGCTGATACATTTATGTCATTATCAAGCGAGTCTGGATTATTAACAATATCAATATTCAATCCAGCTGCATTAGCAAGTTTCTGATAACGAGCGTAGTTACCTTTACCAGTCAGCTGAATAAAACCACGACCATAATATTTACCACCATCCGCATCAGTTTGGTTTCCTAAGAATCCTTTACCACGCTGCGTTGGACCATATACCCAACTAAAAAATTCTTCTCTAGTAACACCTTTCTTTGGCGCTTCTGAAAATTTAGCTGCGGTTTCTTCAGTTGTGAACGAATAAATTTGTTTTAAACGAGAAGCACTATAATTAAAACTTTCTAGTTGTGGTATCCACGCAGACTCTCCACCAGCGATACCAAGTAATGCACATTTTTGTTCTTTAGTAGTTAATCCGACTTTATCACACGCAGCAATAAGTGCTTTGATACCGTCAGATGCTTTACTTGCATTTGATGAAGACTTTGGTGGTGGGACAGTTGGTATAGAAGTATTAGTTGCAGTTGGCGCTGGCGCAGCAGGTGTAGTTGCTGTTGCTGTTGCAGGTGTAGTTTGAATAGGAGTTCCATCACCACTAAGAACTGGATTACCGCTACCATCAGTTAATACATTGGATGCTTTACTTTGATTTACTGCAGCTACGTTTGTCGCTGCAGGTTTAAACGTAATAATGTTTTCACCATACCCAGTAACTTCTTCGCTAATAGTTATTTGAGTTGCGGAATCTATAGAAACAATAGTACAATTATTAGAAAGTCCAAATCCAAGAACTTTCATATTGGCAGCTAATCCACTTGTAAGATTAGTTCTGTTTGTTTCTTTATCAATAAAGGTTAGTTGTTTGCCACTAACTGGACCTTCAATAGTTCGAAGGATAATATCTTTAATTGCATATGACTGAATAGCAGTTGCGCTATCATCATCAGCAACTGGTTGGGGTGCTTGAGGAATACCACCAACAGTACCAAGCATAACTGGTTGCTGCATATCTGGATCAGCAAACATAATAATAACAGTAGTACCTTCAACTGGACCAACTGGTGTATAACCAATACCATTCATTGCAGCTGAACCAATAGGTTGAACTGGTGTTGCCCATGGTAATTGCTGAGTTGGAAGTTGGTTTTTATCGTGGGTGTGTAACCCTACAATACGAACCTGACAACGACCAAGTTCTAATGGGTCTGAACGACTTTCAACTACACCTGTATAAAACATTATTTCTTCCCATCAATATTTAATTGTAAACTGTCTTTAATCAATTCCATATGGCACTCATGGCGCTCTCTAGTTACGTAGTGATTAATTGCAGAGATAATATAAAAACCAGAAAACATCTTATCAACTAAATCTTGATTATCATCGTCTTTACTTACTGGTTGAATCTTGTTTAAGGTAACAGAAACTTTCTGACCAACTGTATAGTCAGATCTTCCTGGAACCGTAATCTCAATCTTGCTGGCTTCCGCCAACTTCATTAGAGAGATACGTTCTTGAGCATATTTGTAATTAGTAGCATCACCGAATCCACTGAAGTTAGCATTATCTCTTGGATAATTTAGTATCAATGAATTGGCTCTGAAAATAGCATT